GGGCTAGTGTATATGCTTTATTTAAATACTTTGCCTACAGAGGCTAACGGCGAAACAGAGTTTTTGTATCAGCAAAGAAGAATTAGACCTATAGAAAATACAATGGTTATTTGGCCCGCTGCGTTTACTCACGCGCATAGGGGGAACCCTGTATATGGTGAAAACCACAAATATATAGTAACGGGGTGGTTTTACCATGAGTAATCTAGACGCCGCAGGGTATTTAAAGATAGAAAATTTAATAGACCAAGCTACTCTTAGCGCGGTATCACAGTATTTTGAGAATAAAATAAACCGTGGGGAGTGGGGGCAAAAAGAATTAACTGCGCATGATAGCAGTAAGTTTGGCTACTATGCTGACCCCTTAATAGAGGTACTGTTAAAATCTTGTTTGCCTACGGTAGAGAAAGAAACCGGACTAACTTTGGAGCCTACATATTCTTTTAGTCGAGTGTATCAAAGCGAGGAAGAGTTAAAACCGCACACGGATAGGCCATCTTGCGAGATAAGCGTAACGGTTAATGTAGCCTGCACTATGAGCGAACCTTGGCCGATATGGATGCAATACAAAGGCAACGACCCCATAAAGTGTTTGTTAAATCCGGGTGATGCGGTTATATACAAAGGCTGCGAGGTAATGCACTGGCGTAGACCGTTGGAGCAAGGGGCCATAAACCCACAATTTATGCTCCATTACGTAGTAAAAGATGGCCCTAATGTGGCCTACAAATTTGATAAACGTGCAGCTTTGGGGCTGCCATCGGTAAATTAAGAGAGTAAATTATGCCTATTGGAACTGGAAAAGTAGGGTTATTCGGTGGCATAGCTATAGAAGCAGGGAGTGAAACATTTAATGCCCCCGGCACATTTACGGTCCCTGCTGCATTAAAAACGGTTTCTCTTTCGGGGAATGGCTCTACGGCCAATGCCGGTAATCCCGGTAATCCGGGAGGTGATGGTTACGGTGGAACTGGCGGTAATACCGTACAACTTCCTCCGGGGTGTATAGGAGCGTTTTATACTCCAGCTAACCTAATACGCAGGGCGCAAGGGAGCTTGGGCGCTCCAATATCTCCAGAAGCCCAGCCATCAAATCCGCCCGGAGGACCGGGTAACCCCGGAAACCCCGGAGGCGCAACTTCTGCTTTTGGGTACTGTTGGACAGGAGGGACGGCGGGTAATGGGGGTACTGGTGGCGTAGATGGGGCCTATGGTAATCCGGGTGCTATGGGGACGTATTTTCCCCGCCCTACCGGAGACGGCTGTCAAGACACGGGGGCGCTAGGGGGAACTGGATTTACATGTGGAGGACGTGGCGGCGGTGGAGCTTGGTCTAGCAACCCTGCGCCTTTTCCATATTGTGTTTGCACCATTCAATTTGCTGGGGCTATAGCCCGCGCAGGTAGTGGTGGAGGTGGCGCTGGGGGACAGTGTACAAATGTCCAGCAGTGTTTAGCGGGCGCGCAACAGGGCTTTGCCGGCCTGAATCAAGGCCAAACTGGTCCTAATACAGCTTGCGGTTCTAGCGGGGGTAGGAGCGGTATTTATGGTGGCGGAAACGGTGCTGCCGGGTCTTACGCCTGCGCGAGCAATTTTGCAGGGCAAAACGCAACTGGTGGCTTCCCAAACCATTTTTCTCAACCGGGATCGCGCGGTGGGGGTGGTGGTGGTGGCGGCGCAAGCTATGCTGAAGTTACCAAATTTTATTGCCAAGGAGGTCCGGGCGGTCCTAGGAACACATCCGTCGCAGTGGGTACCGGCGGAGGTGGCGGGGCTTCAGGAAGCAAAGGAACCGCAGGGTCCGGTGCCGGAAATCCCGGAAATCCCGGAAACCCATCTACTTTTAACTGCGTCGCCGTGTCGGCAGGGTGTTACCCCGTTCAAGTCGGTACGGGGGGTCAAGTCATAATTTCTTGGAACGACCAATAAGATGAAAAAAGAAGATTTGAGCATTGAAGAAATAGACAATGAAATTAACAGGAAAGCCAAGCTTAGGCAATTGCGCTCTATGGCCCAAGAAGAGCATCGGGCACAGTCTATAACCATAGGTACGGCTGGAGGGGGCACAACAGAGATTACTATGCGAGCTACGGACGGAAGTTATTTGTGGAATGTATATCAGCCCGTTGAAGTCATAGAGCTTATAAACCAACTTTCCGCAAATATAGGATGCCACATACATATCCAACCGAGAAATGATTTTTCAAGTTGGAGGCAATGGAAAGAGCTATCAGAGGAAGAACGCGTGCATTTAAACGGGTTCCCGCCTTTCTCTAATGATCTGGCTGTATTTATGAATGTAGGGAAAGGTCTTGCAAGCCCGAAAGATAGATTAAGAATTGAAGCAGCCCAAAAGGCTAAGGAGAAAGAAGATGCTGTGGCAACTAAAAAGGCTGTCAACAAACGAACCACTAAACGAAGCCGGACCGCTGCCAAATAACTGGGGTCCTATTTTTGGTATGGCAGGAATCCAAGAAAAACTTGGCGATTTGTCGTGGCTTGGTGAAGCCTATGCCGATCAAGGTTGGGTTCAGGTCGAAGGCGAAGAAGTAGTCATAAATACTTCCCCGGGAATACTTGCTTGGGAAAAAGCAAAAGAACTTCTTAGGCAATCTGATTGGTCGGTTTTGTCCGATATACCTATGACGATAGCTGAGCGTCAGGCTTGGAAAGATTACAGGGCGGAACTTCGGGGTATACGTATGCAGTCCGGCTTCCCTACAAACATAACATGGCCTACAAAACCTGAGTGAAATATCGTATAAGGTTTAACAAGTCTCGTGGTCATCCGGGTAGGGGAACTGAAGAGCACGTATGGCGGGTTCTCCAAGGGGAAACTGAGTGGCTTGCTAGGCATGTAATTATACAGGTGCCTTCTAGAAGTGAACAGGAAGGCCCCGATTGGAATATAGTGTGCGAAGGCACGATGTTGTTTTTTGACGACACAGATACGGCGGTAATTACAGAATGATTATATGCAACTCACATAACTTTGCCGTGACCCGCGCGCAAAAAACTGGAGGAGCTTCGTTAGAACTATATATTCTACAATCGGGGCTTATGGACTCAACTACGGATACGTATGTTTTAGAAGGAAATTTTTCCAGCCCAGAAGAATTTAAAGCATATTTTGACGCACAAGATGACTTAAATTATCTAGAAAAACCTCCCACCGTATGGGGTCCCGGCCTTAAAGAAGCTCAAACTACTTTTGCTGAATTAGTAAACCAAGGAAAAGTATCTCCTGATATGCCGTGTATTGGGGGTATACGCCACCCATTAGATTGGCTTGCCTCGTTATTTTTTTACGCCAACCATCGGCGCAAAGTTAAAAGAGCGCGTAACATAGCCGAATTTGGGGCGCCCGACAGTAATGATATTTATTTGGAAGAAATTTATGGCACTCCCGATGCTTCTTGGGATACGGTTTTTGGATGGGCAATAGATACCGCAACGGTGCAAACTATATTGAAACCCCAACTAGACTACTACCCAGAACACGCGCAGCTTTTCAACATAGAGAATATACACGAGCATGTTTCTGAATTTATACGGGGTAAAAATGGAATAGTCCCTACAGAAAAGATACACATAAGAAAGAGTCCTAACGACCCCACTTATTATCTTGAAAATTTGTCTGAGGACAGGAAACAACAAACACTAGATGCTTACGAAAAAGATTTACTGGCTTGGGAAAAAGCCTACGCGGTTTTTAACTAATATGGATGTAACACCCAACCGAGTTAAAAATTTATCTTTTTTAGTTATAGATAATTTCTTTACTCCCCAAGAGCTTGACGGCGTACTTAAAGAAATAAGCGATTTAAAAAGATTTTTGGGGGAAGCTTCAACAACACACACCGCCGCTGACGAAAACAAAGTTTTTAAAAAAACAGGGCAGGGAGTTTTTTTAGACGATCTATACGCAAAAAACAGGGAAGCGTCAGATATATTGCAAGCAAATAGAAAAATTTTTAGCGGAGATTTCATAGAGTTTGCAGAAGGTTTTGATGCGGTTTTTGGTTTTATAGGGGAGTCTAACCACGACAGCACTTTGTTAAATTACTATATTCAGGGACAGGAATATAAAGCACATAAAGACTCAACTAAAATATCTGCGGTAACTTTTTTGCGAGATGGCGATTTTACAGGAGGCGGATTTAGGTTCCCTTCTCAGGACATAGAAATAGAATGCGTGCATAATAGGACTGTTGTATTTCCAAGCTGCGTCTTACACCAAGCACTCCCTGTATATGGTGACGGAGCTAGAGTATCCATAGCTCAATTCATAGATCGTAAAGAGCAAGGCAAGAGGTAGTATGACAAGTGACACACCTATTTTTGCTATATGTTCTGGTCAACGGCCAGATACAGTCTTCGGACATGTATTTTTATGACATCAATAGATGCAATTACTTTGCTACAGCTATTGTCAGGGGGAAGGTAGAGCGGACCCTTAATTACGAGCCGAGAGGCGTGGCCCTCGCTGCATATTGTTTGCCTCGTGTGGCAGACCCCGTAACAGTGAGGGCATACTGATGGACCCCGTAACAATAAGTGCCTGTATAGCAGGAGCGACAAGAGCATACAACCTCGTTGCCAAGGCAGTAAATGCCGGACGTGAGATAGAGGATACAGCCCAGTACATAGGTAAGTTCTTTGATTCTAAAGAGAAAATCTTAGAGATAGAGAAAGAAAACCAGTACGGACCTAAGTTCTTACGAGGCTCGTCGGTAGAAGCCCAAGCCTTAGAAATACAGATGGCGAAGCACAAGACGCAGCAAATGGAAGCGCAGCTTAGAGAAATCATCGTGCTGTACGGGCCGGGCGAAGCCTTCTACAACGAGATGATGAAGACACGGCGTACCATACGCTCCTCTCGTCTCGCTGCTGCCGAGGCA